TAGCAACGACAGTGTTTTCTATAAATCCAGTGTGAACAACCGAAACACTTCCAGCAGCAAAACAGTGATTACTAATATTAAGATTTGGATATTTACTCTGAAAATAGCTAATTTCTTTAGAATTTAATCCAGGACATTTATTCTGAAGTGTTTGTAAATTTTTAAATATGGGATAATCATATGACAATAATTGCCCAAGTTTAATATATATAGGTCCTAAATAAATTAATATTTTTTTAAATAAAAATCCTATTAAATTAAAAAAAAAATGAAACATTTATATTGTATAATATTATAATTATTATAATAATTACTATTATAAATAATTACGATAATAAATAATTACGATAATAAATAATTACTATATATATCTAAAGATATATTGAAATTACCTGAAGGTAAAAAACATATATATCTCTTATTTTTAATTAATGTTATTGCAGCTAGTTTATTTAATTTATAGCGATACATTAATAATCCTGCTAAGAATGTTGCAGATCTCTGCATCCCAGCTCTACAATGAATAAATAATATTTCTCCATTATTTAAATGATTATTAATTATTGGAATAAGATGTTTTAAATAATGTGTCATTAAAATGATAGAAGCAGTACTTAAATCGTCATTAACAGGTATCCGATAATTTTTGGTATGTGTGTTATAAAAAGGTATATCTTTAGAACAATTTATAATAATAGAAATATTGTTATTTTTTATAAAATCGGTATCTTCTGCAGTATTAATATTTCCTATATAAATATTACTATTAATTTTATTATAATGTTTGTATCCAAAATGACTAAGAATATTAAATAATAACATTAATATACTGTTATATTAATGTTATTATATTTATTTTAATAAAATATTTAACTATTATATTAAAATATTAGATAAAATATTTTAATAAAATAAATATAATACTATATAATGTCCGTTTGTGAAATACTTTCTAATCTATGGTTAGGGAATATCGTATCTGCTAAAAATTCTCGTTTTTTTATAGAAAATAATATTAATGTAGTTGTTAATTGTTCAAAAGATATACCTTTTTATCATAATAATACCAAAAATTATCGGATATCTATTCACGATAATTTAGAAGAAGAGGAAATTAATAAATTTTATGATTATCTTAATAAAATAATACCTTTGATACACGACCACTTATTAAATAATGACAAGATTTTAGTCCATTGTTACGCTGGAAAGCAGCGTTCTGCCAGTATTATATGTTGCTATTTAATGAAATATGGAAATATGACCCTAAAACAATCGATCGAAAGTATTAAGAGTAAACGACTTATAGCATTTACACCATACATTAATTTTAAAGATGCATTAATTAAATATGAAACTCTAATAAATAATAGTGATAAATTATAGTAATTAGTAATAGTAATTATGATATATACATGAAATCGTAATTAATAATAGTGATAAATTATAGTAATTAATAAGTAATACTATAAAATGGTGTGGTTACTTTTTCTGGTGCAAACGATACTTGAGGAATTTGTTTTTTAGGTGCCTTAATATATACTGGATGATATCTAAGTTTGTATGGTTTTAGAATAAAGGAACATTTTGAGAATCTTTTTAGATAACTCTTAATGTAATCATCTGGTTTAAAATAATCCATACAAATAAATTGACATCCAAAATACCAAGGTATGGTATAATTGAAATTTTGTTTGTCGCGTAGAACTTCATCCGTGATAACTCGTGTCATATGTTTTTTATTATATTCTTTTAACTCTTCCGAATCATGACTATTTTTAATATCTGAAAAATGTAATTCTCGTAAATTACCTACAGTTTTAGGAGATATATTTACTAATTCATCTAAATTAGAATTATGAAAATGGTCATTACATACTATAATTACTTTACCAATGAGGTCTTTAATAGGTAAAGTTGTTATATTAACTCCTAATTTGGGATTAGGACTTATACCCTGGTGTGCGTATTTTAATGGTAATAGTTTATGATGAAAATAATGGTTAATACTTTCAGCTACTTTATTCATTGTTTTAATATTTTCATTTACATAGAGATTAATATTAATAAATAACGGGTCCGTTGGACATCTAACATTATTTGAGAAAGCCACTTCACTTATCACTTTACAGCAAGCATCAAAACTAAGCGATGTTGTATAGTGCCAATTGCCAATTTCCTTTCCATTACATACTATTGGATCTGTGCATTGGTCGAAATTTTTGTTATAGATATCTAAATCTATATACCTTGCTCCATATATTAATGCTTGTTTTATAGCACAGGTACTTGAATAGTCGTAATAATTAGTGCATGGCAAATAAGATTTGTAAGAAGAAGCAATATAAAAATCACATAATCTATAGTTTTTTTTACGTATAAAACTATAACTATCTAATGGACTTAAATCTAGGATTGATTTATAACTATTTAATCCATTTAAATATCTAGGAACTCTTCTAAATATAAATAATAAATATAGTGATAATAGTATAAATCCTATTACTAATATCAGTGTGTATGTTCGATTCTTTGTCAGTTGTTTTTTTATATTTTCTGTAGTATTTTTAAGTTTTCCAAGTGATGAGGAGTTTTGTACCATCTTTACACTATCTGAATTAAATATTTTATTGTATAAATTTTTAATTGTCGTTTTTATATTACCTGATTCCATATTAATATATCAATATAGAATAAATTTATAAAAATTTATTATAATAAATTTTTATAAACTGTTACGTTTTAATACTTAATAAAAATAATAAGCTCTTCTTTAAAATAACTATATGAGTTATTAATTACCAAGTCCCTCAATCGTAATCTCAATTTTGATCACGTCTTTAGAAGGTCTTCTGTTAGTTTTAAAGCTAACATCACGACCTGCATAGTCAACAGTAACCAAATAATGACTTAGCCTTTTTTCTATAACTTGTCGCACCTTAGTTTCACATACTTCTTGCCTAATAATTTTCTCAGGATTGTCTTTTTTTTCTGCATCATTGGCAAGCGAAGCACCTACAATCGCTCCAAATAGAGTCATGGCATCTTTGCTACTACAGTCGTTCTTTATGCCATCTCCATTGGTATCATCACAATCTCCCAACGTATTACCGATAGCACCTCCAATTATACCGCCTACTATTTCATTTGTAGCACTACCATCACCAGTAGCTCCTTGTACTGTTTCTTGAATATAGCATTCTTGGTAAGGCTCATCCACTCTATAATTCGTATATACTTTCTCAACAGAAGTTACAGTTGCAGAATCTACAAAGCTACCAGTTAATGTCGTTGATTTAGATTTTGGGGCATTATTAAATTCTATAGGATCCGTAAATTTATTTTTAATCATTCTTATATTATATTCTTATATTTTAATTATTAATAATAATTAAAATTATTATATCTATTATACATTGTAATAAGCGGACTCCACATATTATGTAAATAATTTTATATTAAGGGGTTCGTGACTAAATTAGTTAATAATTTATTTTTGCTTTATATTACTTGTAAAACAAAAATTTTTCCATTAATCCAACCTTTTTTTTCTTTTCGTAATCTTATATCGTAATGCTCTATTAGTTTAAATCCATTCGAAGCAGTCTTTAAAATATATTCTTCTGAATGTGAATATCGTCCACTTTTTAATAAAGAATATTCCTTATCTTCCTGTAACTCTATAGAAAAAATAAAAATGGCATCATTATATGAACAATTTCTCACAGCGTTAAAAATTATACTAAGTTCACCTAGATAAATAAACACATCTAAAGAAATGAATAAGTCATATTTTTCTTTGGATGTTCTCAATATATCAACAATATCACCTATAATTAAACGATCGTATATTTCTTTATTTTTAGCCTTTGATATCATATTTTTAGAAATATCTATACCTATTAAATTTTCACTAATATCTCTTATTTCACTCCCTAATAAACCAGTTCCACATCCAATATCAATTACTCGTTTGAAATTTTTTTTAGGAATATTTAGTTTGAGAATTAATTCTTTAATTAAAAAAGGTAGTTTATACTCAAGCTGTATTACCAAAGAATAATCAAACCTTTCTGCATAATCATCGAATAAATTTTTAACATATTCTCTTGGCGGAGCCTTGCTTTCTTTTCCCGTTAATGCATTTAGCATATGTTGTGGAATTGCGTAATCTGGTTTAATATTGAGTGCCTTTTCGTAATACTTTATTGCTTTATCCAATTCCCCTAATATAGTGTAGCAACCACCACCCATATTATATAATAATGCTTCATATGGATCGGTTTTTATTAAAGTTTCTATCGTATCGAGTGTTTCTATTATATGACCATTTGTAAAAAGATATATAGCATAAAGAATTTTGTTATTATGTTTCATAGCATATTCAGAGTTAATAGCCACTACATTTTTATAACTTCTAACAGCAGCATCTAAGTCTCCTAACTTTTGTAGAACATAACCCAGATTATAATGTGCCTCTACTAAATCGGGTTTAATAGTAATTGCTCTCTCATAACACCTAGCTGCTTCCTCTAATTGACCTAACTGCTTAAAAACAGAACCTAGATTATTGTGTGCCTCCACAAAATCGGGTTTAATAGTAATTGCCTTCTCATAACATATGACGGCCTCTTCCAATTGACCAAGCTTTACTATAGTGATACAGAGATTATAATGGGCATCTATATAATCTGGTTTAATAGCAATCGCTTTTTTAAAACGGTCTGTTGCGGCATCCAATTTTCCTAATTGTAGTAGATTTATACCAAGATTATTGTGTACTATATAGTAATCTGGTTTAATTTCTGTTGCTATCTCAAACATCTTTGTGGATTCTTCTAACTTATTTAAGTGTTTATAGCAAGCACCCAAAATATTAAAAAATAATGGAACATTTGGATAGTTTTTATCTAAAATTTTAATTGTATCTATAGTTTCTTGTATCTTACCACTAGAATATAGAGCCATTACAAAATTTATATGTTCTTGTGATAATTGTTTAGTATTAGTTTCCATTTTTATTTATTATAGATAATAATTATATCTTTCTACCACACTACGATTATTGTAGTAGAAAAATACAATTAACTTTAATAAAACAATGTTATCCTTTAAAAAATAATTATTTATAGAATGTTTTGTACATAAATATGGTCTGGTTCTAATCCTTTATAATATCTATCATACATTGTAGTATATGCTGACTCCAGATGTTCTGTAAATAATGCTGTATTGTATAGAGGTGCTGTGGGTAAATTACTTACTAGTTTATTTTTAACACTGTTTAACTTTTCTGGATCTGTAGCTAACTCTATCGCAAGTGATTCATATTCTTCTTGTTTAGTCGTAATCAGTTCTGGCAGATTGACAGCATTTAGTATACTCGCTGCGTGTCTACTTGCAAAAGAATTTCCTATACGGGTTAAAACAGGTACTCCCATTCTGAGAGCATCGCTGGCAGTAGTGCCTGCATTGTAAGGGGATGTATCTAGAAATAAATCTACCATCTTATACCGTGCAATATGCTCCTGTCTAGGTAAGCATTCCGCAAAAATAAGTCTACTTGGATCAATATCTCGAGCAATTATTTCTTTTGTTAAATTTATTTTTGCCGAGTCATTCTTGACATAAATAAATAATACACTATCTTTAACACGTTTAAGTATTCTTGTCCAGCTATCAAAAAATGTAGGTGTTATTTTGTAGGTATTATTAAAACAACAAAATACAAATCCTTCCTGTGGCAATCCAAGAGTTTCTCTAGTAAATTTTTTGTATGGGAGAATTTGTTTTGAATCATTTGCCTGGTACCAAGGTAAATAGACTATTTTTTCTGAATAAAATTTTTGATTTTTTTTAGGAATAATTGTTTGGTCTGCTACTAAATAATCATAATAATCAACACCCATAGTTCCAAGATAACCTATATAACTTAGTTGTATAGGAGCTACTCCTATCGCAAATATTTCTGTTCTATTATTTTCAGTAAATCCAGCTAAATCCACAGCTATATCAATTTTAAGAGATCTTGAGAGTAGTACTATTTCTTTATGAGACATTGTATGAACATCGTAAAAATAATCAACCCCATCTTTAATTCTAAGATTCATTTCATCTTTTGTATCGGGACCTAAGGAAAAGGCATAAATTTCAAATCTATTTCTATCATGTATTTCGTAAAGTCCAGCAGTTAAATACGAAACTGCATGTCTTCTAAAATCTGGTGAAAAATATCCTATTCGAATTTTTGAGTGTTTAGGATAAGAGTCTATTTTAGATAATTCGTTATTTTTTGGATATTTACAGTTAATATATATCTCACTGCTTCTTTTATGAAGTTCAGGATCATCAATCAATGCTATTAAGGAGAATGGATTTATAACTCTTTCATTATTATTAATTTTTTTTGTTAATTCAATAAGACAATTTGAAAAATTATCCCAAATACATAGATGCATTTTAGTATTAATAATGTTACCTAAAATATAATCTATGTTGGATTTATAATATAATGCGAGATTATAATTAACTAATGCATTTTCCATTCTATTTAAATCTCGCATTAAATGTGCACGATTAAAATATACTTCCGCATAATCTGGTTTTATAGAAATTGTTTTTTCAAAATAGTTATCTGCTATATCTAGTTTATTAAGAGATATAAAAACTGAACCCAGGTTATTATATACATCAGCACAGTCAGGTTTAATAATAAGTGCTTTTTTATAACATTTAATTGCTTCCTCGAATTCACCCATACGCATTAAAGCTATACCTAGGTTGTTATTAATATCTACACAGTCAGGTTTAATACGAATAGCTTTCTGATAATATTTAACTGCGTCACTAAACTTACATTGATGTACCATAATATTTCCCATATTATTATATGCTTCCGCATAGTCAGAATTTATACCAAGAGTCTTTTTATAAAAATTAATTGCTACATCATATTGTTCCCGACCCTTAAAAATGTTCCCCAAATTATTATATGCCTCATAATAATTTGGATTAATAGTTAACGCATTTTCATAGTGCTTAATTGCATTATCGAATTGCTTCAGTGTTTGATATGAATTACCTAGATTATAGTGAGCTTCCGCATAGTTAATATTTATAAATAGTGCCTTATTAAAAGACGTAGTCGCTGAATCTGCTTGGCCCTGTTCTGTTAAAATAATTCCAATATTATTGTATGCTTCGGCACAATTTGGATCAATCTCTACTAAATACTCATAGTGTTGAGTCGCTTTATCAAACTGTTTAAGTTTTTGTAGTAGAACCGCAAGATTGAAATGTGCCTCGGCGTAATTCGATTTAATAACGAGCGCCCTTTCATAACATTGAATAGCCATATCATTGTTACCAACAATTTGGTAACTCTTGCCTAGATTTAAATGGGCTTCCTCAAAGTCGGGCTTTAAGTCCAGGGCATTGGTAAAATGTTCGGTCGCTATAGGTATGTCACCTCGATTTCTAAATATAACACCCAAACTATTATGCAATTCAGCAAATTCAGGCTTTAGAACCAACACTTTTTTATAACTTTCAATAGCTTCATCTATATGACCCAGATAGTGCTGTGTCATAGCTAAATTATAGTGCGCTTCAGCATAATTGGATTTAAACTCTATTGCTTTTTTATAATTTACTATAGCTTCATTATCTTGGTCTAAATCTCTAAGAACGTGTCCAAGTTTATTATATGCTTCAGCATAATTAGGTTTAATCGACAGTGCTTTATTAAAGTTTTTAACAGCCTCATCTAACTGACCCATTTTATGCGCATTGACACCTTGATTATATAAATCTATTTCAGATTCCGAAACTATATTTTTCATTTTTTATATTTTATATTTTAGTATCTTTATATAGATAAAATAAACTACTATAATATAAAATATTTATTGATCTGCTAATCCTTCAAGACCATCAGTATTAATCGCGTTTGCGTATGAACCACGCGCACTTGGAATATTTCCAGCATTAACAAATACATCTGCTATACCTTTAAGGGAAGCTTGGCCGTTACCCTTTTTTTTAAGCCAGTTATTACTAAGCTGGTTGCTAACTGATGGGAATACAAATGTAGACATTGTCTCGGCAGTTGCTGCTTCGTCCATACCAGCATCTTTAGCAATATGAGGAATCATCAGTGAATGGAATCCACCTGAGTTCCACATTGCATTTGCAGCAGCAGTAACACCTAAGAACTTTTGAAGAACTTCCGCGTTTTCGTCAGCAAAACCCGCTGGAACTGAAGTTACGTCCCAAACTAAGATACCTAGAGCAGTCTTTTCTGCACCTGTTAAAAGTATATTACCATGCTCTAATGCGCGACGTAATGATCCACCCCATCCACAGAACATATCAATAGACCCTTGAGCTAAGGCCGCAGATCCTTCTGGTGGAGCCATATCAACAACTTGCATCGAGTCGACTGAAACACCAAAATGCGCCATCTGCTTCAAAAAGCCAAAGTGGGCAGCAGTTCCTAAAGGAACAGCCACTTTCTTACCAGCTAATTCTGACGCATTACTTGCATCAATCTCAAGGCCTGAAGCTACAACACAGTTATCATTATCTGGATAACTCACTGCTACGTCAACAATTTGTATATCTTGGCCTGTAGAAGCGGCAACGATAAATGGTGGAACACCTTGACTCACTGAAATATGAATATCTCCAGAAGCCATTGCTGCTGACATTGCTGTACCAGTACCGAATGCTTTCCAGTTGACCTTCATTCCTACAGCTTCCTCATACGCACCAATTTGTTTAGCATACTCAAATGGCATTGGCCACTCCTCAAAATATGCTACATTTAATTCATCTAAAGTTGTTGATTTCGATTTTTTTTTAGGCTTGGATTCAGGAGGAACACTTTGGTTAATAATATTAGACGAGTTAAATAGTTTTCCACTTGTACGATTTTGAGTTGATTCTTCTTTCTTGGGATATATTTTTTTTACTGGGGGTTTTTTTCGAAGCTTTTCTTTTCTTCTACGCAATAAATTTCTATGTTGTAAATTTCTTTCTTGTAAATTATTATCTAAATCTCTATTAATTTCTATAGGTTTTGTAGGTTCATTTTGTTCTAATCTATTTTTCATCATCAATATAGTTGCTAATCCAAGTGCTAACCCTCCGTTCTTCATATTATATTATATTCTTAGATTTTAATTATAATTTCGTAAATTTTAAATTCTGGTATTTATAAATTCTTAGAATAATAATTCAAAATATAATGATAATACCATAAGAATTATTTTCGATAATAAATTTCGATGCTTTCAGTTAGATTCCAAGGCATTTCTAAGGTAAACTTGTCTATTAAATTAAATTTATTTTCTAATTCTTGAGGATAAAGTATAGCACCGTGTTGTTTATAATTACCTACACTAATAACTAAATTTCCTTGATATAAATTTAATAAATCTAAGTTTAATGATTCATAATCTACCCAAGATAGTAATAAGGCATTTTCCAAATGTTCTGTAATATCTAATTTTTTAATAAATGTTCTTCCATCCATTACTGTAATAGGCATCCAAGAATTGGGCTCATCCTGTATATCAATACTATACACCTTTAAATTTAGAAATTGATTAAATAAATATGTATGAAAGGCATTACCACAACAAGGGTCAATTATTCCTTTTATATTATTAATAAATATTAGTTTATCCAATCTTTCTAATATTTCTTTAGTAAAAATACTCCAGGAAAATATTTCCACAAAATATTCATTAATCATAAATTCAGTATTATTAGTTTTAAGAAAATTTCTTTTGATTATATCTTTAATTCTAATATCTAACTTTGTTTTAAAATCACGAATTTCATAAAAATCGTGAAAGAATTGGTGTGTTATTTTATAGTTCATTATTTGTTTTGATGTTATACTATTAAACCCTAAATTATTAATTATTAATTATAAGTTAAGTAGTTTTTAAATAATACCATTAATTTTAGTAATGTTTAAGTAAATGAACATAACACTATATTTTTACAGATAATATATTAAATTAAACTAAGTAGTTTTTTTATTAATCTTTCACTAAATTTTGTATTTAATGGTATATTGCTTTTTGGAAATAATCCCCGCAATTGTGCTAAGTCACATTCCTGTCCTACCTCAACATTTTCCATATTTTCAAGAATTTTCTCAAAATTAGCAACATCATTTTTTTTTATATAATGTTTAAGCTTTAATCTTTTTAGTTCATCTAAAATATTAATATTACTACCAGTTGAAATTTTTTTCATAAATTTTTTTAATTTATTTTTTTTAATTGATCCTATTAAAGATTTAAGTGTATCATCCGTTATTATTTTTGATAATCCAAAATCATTAAAAGCTAATGTTCCATCATTTTTAATAGCTATATTAGCATCGTGAATATCATTATGGGTAATAAAATTATTATGCAGTTCTTGAATATCACTTAATAGACCCTGTATATTCGTTTTATTTATATAAGGACCAGTTATAGGTAATGAAGGTGTCATACCACATCCACTACTTATATATGTTGTTCCTGTGGGTGGTACTAAATTTGATTTAAATTTTTCGTAGGTTATTGTTAATGCGGAATCATCATTATCTAATATTTTTATTTTGTTTATATTTAAATGACCAATTGCTTTACCCATATCTAATTCATCATTATAGCCTGTTTTTTTTTTAAAGTGTTTAATAACATATGTGTCAAATATATGTACAATCCCATCTGATCCAGCCTTTTCTTCGTATTTGTTAAATAAATTTTCATCGGAATGACGATATGTCATATTTAATAATGAAGCTATTCCTACACTTTCTATAACATTTGTAGTAAGTGTTGTTAATGCTGTCGGTATAACACTTGTGGATGTTAATGCGCCTGTTAAGGTTGCATTTGTGGAGGTAACAAGTTGGGTTGCGGTTATTCCAGTAGGGTCTGCGGCTACGGATGTTGCGATTACTCCAAGTAACAAACAACCTATAATAACCTGTTTAGTATCTAAACCACCATATTTTATTTTATGTTTTTTTGAAACAACAGATTCAAAATTCTTAATAAAGTTTTGGACAGGTTCTAAGAAAGTTAATATATTGGCAATATTCTTGTTCAGTTTTGAATTACTGGATGGCAATTCAGTATGATTTATTAGTTGGGTTTGTATAGTATTTATAAATTTATTTATTTTTACTAAATCTAACATAGAAACAGACCCATCATCTATAAGTTCTTGAATAGGAGACTTTTTAATTAAATTATTAACTAATTTATTAATAGTATTAATAATATATACACTTTTTTTTTTGGATAATTTTATTTTTTCCCCACCACCTAAATAATTTTTAATAATTCTAATACCAAGATTGCTTTTAACATTTACTTTTCTATTTGTTTGAGGATTTATTATAAATTTATACATTATACTATATTAGAATATTTTTTTAATTTAACCAAAATATATCTTTTATAAATCCTTTGAATAATTAATATATGAGTAATGATCTAAACCATACAATATTTTAAAAATAATACCAATATCAACTAAATTAAGTGTAAAAAATGATAAAAAACGTGTCATTAAAGTGATAACTGCTAAAAATTTTTTATTATTAGAAAAAGCCCGACAAATTATAATAAAATCAGGTAATATTCCTATTATAGGTAACGATGCTGTTATAAAAAGAAAAATATATATAATATCCAAAGGTGTTTTAAAATCATTTGATGTTATTTTATCTCCTATTAACAATGAACGAAGTTTTTCTAAACTATTAGATACTAAATAGATAATATTTTTGGGTATTGCTAACATTAAACCTGGTATTTTATTTATATTCGAATCTATGGCAGTATTCATAGAGGTTTCTACAGTAGAATCTGCGTTTAATCCGGGTCCTAATTCTGGATCTTCAGGTCCAGCCCCACCTAACATATTATTAGAAAGTGTTGTAATAATTTGTTTAGATTCTCCATTATTAAAACCTAATTTTTTAATCCATTTTATTTTTTCATTATAAGTTGTTTTTTTTGTAAGAATAGTATTTATTTTAGTGATGATTGTATTTAAATAAATAAATGACTGCGTAATATTATCAATATTATCGATAATAAACTTTTTATCATTGGGTGAGTCAATATTTTCAGCAATTAAATATATTAGTTCTTTATAACTCATATTATACTATTATACTATAATATTATACTATTATACTATAATATTAAACTATTTAATTTGTACAACAAATTAAATTTGTATTATAAATTTATTGTATGGATTTAATTTATTCTCGATAACATATATTTCTATATCTATTAATACATTCATAGTGTATATTTTAATAACTTCCTCCCTACTATCTAATAATGTTATATTGTCACCTTCTTTATACAATGTATTATTAATTCTATTATCTATTAATTTTTTACTGATTGTGATATTATTCCCAGGTATATATATTTCTATTTTTCTATTTTCTCGCACCCCATAAATATAACCCTTAAAATGGTGTGTTCCAGTGTCCAATATATAACTGGCTAATTTTAATTTATTAAACATACGTTCTGCTTTTTTAATATAGGAAGACTCATTATTAATATGATCTATATCTATAGGTAATTTGGACAAATCGGCCGTATTATGTAATACTTGGTGTATTAAATATTGATTGTAACAATCTACATATCGTCGAATAGGTGATGTACAATGACCATAGTTTATTAATTCTAATCCGCTATGATAACTATTAATATCAAAAGTATATAATGCAGCTTTATTACTAATTATTTTAATAAATTTATTTAATTCTTGTGGTATATTTTTTCCCCCTTCTCCTTCCCTCTCTCCTTCTCCTTCTCCTTCCCCTAAATTAATTAAGGTTTTAGGATGTTTTCTTAATATGGGAGTTTTTAAATTCTTTATAAGATAGTCACAGCATTCACAATTGTAAATAATCATTAACTTTTCCACCAATCTATGCGAATTAAAATCGTCAAATATTAAATTCTTATAGCATAAATTATGTATTATGTTATAAAACTCTTTATAATGGGGATATTTTTCACAATTATCATATGTTAAACGTTTTTTATTAATAATAATATTTTTCTCAAATCTAGAGTCTATAATACAATGGTTTTCTATCGTTAACCATAATGTTATAACATATCTTTTTTTCCCATAGACTAATGATAATAGATTATTACTTAATATATCAGGTAACATATTAAGTATTCTATGTGGAGCATAAATTGTTGTTGATAAATTAGTTAATAAATAATCTAATTCATAATGTTTTAGTGTTCCTACAACATCACTTATATGTATACCAACTCTACATATATTATTTTTTATACTAAAACTAAAAGCATCATCCATATCTAATGTTGATTCTGGGTCAATCGAGAAAACATCCGCACAGGTAATATCATTATAGTCTGTGTTATCCAAGGATTTTAAATTATCCTTATCCTTATCCTTATCCTTATCCTTATCCTTATCCTTATCCAAGGATTTTAAATTATCCAATATCTTTTTAGTTATTTTTATTTTTTTATTGATTAAATTAAATTTATGTAGTATTCCCTCATATAAGTTATTTATTATTGGATATCCTATAACATCCACTAATTCAGCATAAGGCATTTTATCTGTCCATTCTAAAAATTTAACGGTTATTAAAATATTCTTAGTATATTTTCTTTTTAGTTTAGTACTTACCAAAAATTCAGGATATTTTTTAGAAACTGGGATAAATTTAAAGCGTTCCATTCCTCGTTTATTTGGAGCATATTTATATTTTGAATATAACTCTAATATTCCTACTATTTTAAATCTATTAACATTACTTTTTAACAATGCACACGTTTCTCCATCTGTACTAACCTCATCTCCAGTGAATACTTTCCCAATATTATTAAAACCTTCTATTTCAATAGATTTATCATTGAGATTATCATTAGTAGTAATCATTGCGTAATCATATTTAGGAGATAATATAGTTATAATACCCTTACCCTTCATTTATATATCTATAATATATCTATATTATATATATAAAATATCAAATTTATAATTATTAATCCCATACCCAATTTGCTTTAGCTTTACCAGTTTCATTAACGGGTGAAGGTGTAGTACAAGAAATCATAAAAAAATATATAAGTAAAAATTCTATACTATACAATAACATATTATATATTATAATATTATAATTATTTTCATTAAAGTATTAATGTTTAATAAACTTAAACAGTAGAACTATCGGTATTAAACCATTCGTGAGAAATTACTTGATTTATATCATATCTATGTTTTCTTGGACACATTAACATATGATATAATAAATCTAAAAATATAGGATCTTTTCTATTATTCGGATAAAATAATTCAGATATCCAATTTTCTATAGATTCTGATGGTTCTGGACAATATTTTATAATTTCATACAATCCTTCATTAAATGGTACTTTATCACTTACCCCAAATGACCCTAATGAGTTTAGTAAACTTACTAATAATGTAATTCCTAATGAATAAATATCAGATTTTAATGTTAGTATACTTTTATGTATAATATCTGGATCTATATAATTTGGAGTGCCTTTAATCTTTGATGGAAATTCAGATGCGAATCCATAATCTGTTAATACCATTTTTTTTATTTTTCTGGAATCTTTATAATATTTAACCATAATATTTTCTGGTTTAATATCTAAATGAGAAATATTTTTTTCGTGTAAGTTTCTAAGTTGATAAAGGACTTGTTTAAATACGTGTTTAAAATTATTTAGTAATTCCTCATTATCCATAATCGATATTTTTTTATCAATATTAAAGTCTAACCAATCAAACAAGTCTTCATCGAATCTTTCCTCTATTTTATAATTATATTTTTTATCTTTACATTTGCCATATTTAAATATTACTGGACTTTTTGACTTTTGTTGTAGATCAACTTCTCTAAGAAAATTTTCATTTTTTTCATTTGTAAGTAATATAGTGCTATCTTTGCAATCTGTTTCCTTAAATGATTTACTAAATTCACCTTCATAACCCCATATTTTTTTTACACATTTTGTAACATATGCGGTTTTATACGTTCCTTCTCCTATTTTTTTACCTAATTTATTACCGCATTTTATCGTACTTGCTTTAATAGGTTCTATTTTTGAAACTATATGACTTGACCGCTGATCGTCCATTCGTTCACCCTGAAATTTTTCTAACATATCAAAAAAATTATCATTAGACTTTGATGAACCACCTGAAAGCTTCGTTAAATATTTCTTTAGGATTAAATTACCCTTTTTAGAATATATATTAACGTTACGATTTGTTATTGGATTACTAATTTTAGAATACATTTATATATATATTATAAAAATATTTAATTATTACTTTAATTTAAAATTTATTTATTTTACTTATCCTTTGCAGAAATTAAAATTAGCTCAAATATTATGAATGAATCTTGGGGTATATTTCCACTAGGAGCATCACCAAATACATATTCATATGTAGCAATAATAGTGCGCTCTTCTCCAATGGACATTGCTTGAGTGTTTTCCTCAACAATCCTAATTATCTCGCCGCTTCCAAGTGTGAAGTCAATTGGGCTTCCTGGCGCACGCATTACTTGTCCACTGTTAGCTTTGAGTGCTATATCTACTGAAACAAGCTGACCTTGATTTGCCAGATTGCCATCACCTTTCTTATTAATTCTTGTGAAGTAACCCAAATCATTTTTTGTAGCATCTGGATAAGTGGAAGTTGCAAAGTCTTCAAAGTCAACTTGTCGCAAGGCTTGTTGTTCAATAATTCCTTCATTTGCTTTTGCTAGAAGATCATTAAATGAGCCCTCATTAGCAATAAATTCATTTGCATTGTCACCATTACGCTTAATTATCACAGTCTCCAAAGTATCACCTTTTTGAATGGAATTTACAACGTTCATGCCCTCGACGACATGACCAAAAACGGTATGCTTTCTATCTAGCCATGGAGTAGGCACGTGAGTAATAAAAAATTGCGATCCATTCGTTGCTGGTCCAGAGTTAGCCATTGATAGGACTCCAGGTTTGTCATGCATTAAGTCAGTAAATTCATCTGCAAATCTATACCCAGGTCCACCAGTGCCATCTCCTTTTGGATCTCCACCTTGAATCATGAAGTCATCTATTACTCTATGAAAAGATATTCCATTATAAAAAGGAACGCCAATATCCTTATTACTTTTTTTAGTACCTTCTGCAAGTGCTATAAAATTGATGACAGTAAGAGGCGCTTTTTTATAGGCCAGTTCAACTATAATTTCCCCCTTGGTTGTTTGAAGATGAGCAAAAATACCATCATTTTTGGCTAAATTTATAAAAATACGACTATTACTTTGTTTCGTATAATTATTAATAATAACAACCGCTGAAGCAATACTGAGTAAACTTTTAAATTTCATACTATAAAATAATAATATAAAATAATATTAAAAAGTATTTAAAATTAATGAATTATTACTATATAAATGAATATTTATGGATTATTAATGAGTATTGGGTGGCTGTGTTGCTGCCAAGGTTTAAAAAGTTTACAGACCGAAAGTAACGTATGTTCTATAGATATAGATTATATTTCATTTTTTTGGTTAATAATTACCATTATTGGGTCTAAATTATTCCAAAAAATATTTAGAAATACGTGGGAAGGAAACGCCTCCCATGGTGCCTTATTTGGAAGTTTTTTCTATCTATGTTTAATATCAAATTATTGCGATTCATTTAAAATTGTAAACTATCTTTCCTATTATTTTCCTGCGTTATATTTTTTAATAAGAATGGGAAATTATTATAATTCAGAACATTACACTAATTCTAGGTCATCGAATTATATTCAACTATACGAGGGTATTCTACAAGGCCCTGTTACCTATTTATTATTAAAATTAATAAATCCTGATGTACCAGTTATATTATTTATAATACTAACTTCTATAATTAGAATATACTTTGAGTTTTTAAGAGATTCGTTCGATATTAAAAATATAATCATCAGTATCGTTACAATGATGGTTTTTTCACAAGCTAAATATATACTTCATCTAAATATGGCTCTCTATTTATTGTTTACTTTAGATATTATTTGTAAACTATTTATTGATGACTCTATTAAATCTAAAAATTATGGGTTTAATTTTTCTTTATTATCTAGTCCTAGATTAAAACACTATAATATTTATATTCATATATGTATTTTTCCCCTGGTATTATATTATAAAAATTTGGCGGTAATTTTGGGTTCAGTAAGTAATTTATTGGACAGAAGTATAAATGGATATGTGACAGATTATATTAATATACCTGTTTATCCATTTAGTAAATACAGATTTAATATAGCAGACATATTAATCACACTTGGTTTACTATGTATTCCATATAATACTTATTCCATATAATACTTATTCCATATAATACTTATTTCATATAATACTTATTCCATATAATACTTATTCCATATAAATTTAACTATATCTTATTCATATGAATCTAACTATATATTATAACGCATCGTTAGATTCATATGAAGAATTAATAGAATATATTAAATAATTTATTAAATAATTTATTAAATTATAATTAGACATTATTTTCTAATTATAATTATATGAAACGAGAAAATAAAATAATTGTTGGATTAGTTATAACATTATTTGGGTCATCTGTATTAAACAAAAAATTAAATGTACACTCTAAATCTAGTAAAAAAACTGAGTTTGTTGCTGGTAAAAATTATACTGTTATAGGTAAGCCTGTAGAAACTGAAACTGGGAATAAGGTTGAGGTCAGAGAACTTAGCTGGTATTTTTGTCCTCATTGTTTTTCGGTTCAGCCTCTGCTTAATAATTGGCTTAAAACAATGAATAGTTCTGCACAATTTGTTCGTCAGCCAGCAGTTTTTCCTGGATGGGAATATGGTGCTAATTTCTATTACGTGCTAGAAGAATTAGGAGAACTTGAGAGATTGCACGGCGCACTATTTGATGCAATCCATCGTCAGAAATTAAAGTTCTCTAATCAACAAGATTTTGTTACTTGGCTTACTCTAAATGGCGTTGATGAAGAAAAGGCCAATAAAGTTTATAACTCATTCCCAGTAAAAGTTGCTGTTAATAAGGCAAAGGCTAATACTTATAAATATCGTATTCCTGGAGTCCCAGCTTTTATTGTAAATGGTAAATATATGGTTAATGGAACTAGTGCTGGAAGTTCAGAGAAAATTTTTGAAGTCATTGACTATCTAATTCAAAAAGAATCTCAGTAACGTATCTATTATAAAACACTTATCAAGTATTAAAAGTGACAGTTTTTTCTATCATAAAATCCAAAAATATCTGTCTCTGTTATTGTTTTCTTCTCAATATTAGGATTAAAAATAGTATCAATATCTTTAGCAAACTTATCTATTAAATATTTCTTCACTATTGTTTGTAATTTTTTCTGGTCCATATCCTTATGTTCCAACGATTTTTTCATTATAGTTTTCCATCTACCATTTGTTTCTTTCTTTTTACCTACAAAATTTTTAAGCATATAGTCTAAATACATTTTAATAGCTGCCTCTATTTGTACATCATGTTCTAATTTACATAATATATCATCCGTAGAGCCATTTAAATAATCCTCTTTAGTTTCCCATCTCATTGGTAACGATAATGGATCGAATATATATGGTTTTTGATTATAGAGTGTTTCATCCACTATAAACCCCATTTTTCTATATAAGCAATAGCCTCCTACATTCATATATCCTTGGTCTATTTCTAGCAATAACCTATTATATTCTGTTTTTCTATATATAAAAATAACTAATCCTATTAAAAATCTTCCAAGTCCTTGTATCGATTTATTAGTGCATAAATAGGTTATTTCTATATCATTATTTTTAAGTATATGTTTTACCACAATAAACCCTATGTAATTATGGGATGGAATCGTCGAAATTTAGATGCAACTATGGGATGGAATAGATCTATTTTTTATGCTCTTTCGGTTGCCTACCTATCGGACATACTTAACGGAGGTGAAAAGCTAAATGCTAAATATATTGATGAGCCTCTTCTTAGTAAAGAAGACATTATGCAAATTCAAAATACTTTGGATTTATTAGGCTATGATAAGTGCACTCCTGATGGAATGATAGGACCAAAGACACGCAAAGCGACACGACAATTTCAATCTGACATTGGGCTTGTAGCTGATGGCTATGTAGGCTATGAATTATTTCAGCAATTACAATTATATTATAATTAATTCGGAAAAATTATTATAATAAAAAACATTATTCATAGAATTAATTTAATTAAATTATAATTTATTCTAAAGAATCGCCATATTTAAAATGGGCAGCTAATTTATCACTGGCCTGAAACCATACTACATCTTCCGCATTATGAGTATATTTATCAATTGGGTCTCCTGAAAATGCGCTCTTATACCCAGCTTCATACTCTAAATTTTTTAATTTTCCATATATATCCGAATATTTCCACTCATCGTCACCTATAGCTTTTTCATAATCATATAATAATTTTTGTACTTCTTCTCTCGTTAATTTATTTATAGTATCAGTTTTGCTTGTTTTTAATTTATTTTGTAGTAATTTCCAATTTTTTTGGCCTCTTTTTCGTGAAGAACTTTGGGTTTTTCTACAGTATCCTTTTTTTTTATCCGTTTTGTTAACCCATTTACAATTAACACCTCCTTGGTCATAACAATCATCTTCAGAGTTGTAGTTACAATCATAACTACTCCATTTTTCTTTAGTATGTGGATTTACACCTCCAGATTGAAACAATGTAAAATAATTATTAATAATCTGCTGTCCTTGTTTTGAATTAGTTTTTACAAATCTATTAGTCACTGGATTTTTAATTCTATCGTACATATTTATAATATATGTAAAGATTTTTTTTTAGATAAAATTAAATTAAATTTAATTTAATTTAATTTAATTTTATAGAAATTTTCTTAGAGTATAATATATGAAAAAAGAAAATAAAATAATCGCCGGATTAGCCGCAGCCCTATTAGGAAAAACAATTTTAAATAATCGCCCTGAAGTATACACTAAATCTACTAAATATTCTAACTCTTTAACAAGTAGGAACAATAAAACGGATGGAGAGAAGTTTGTTCTAGTAAGTCACGCTCCAGATTCGGATTCATGGTGGAACACAATTAAAAATGCTATTGAAATTGCAAGCGAACAAATGGGTGTTGATGTAGATTACCGTAACCCTACTACTGGTGATCTAGCTGATATGGCACCTATTATTGATCAGGCTGCAGCAAGCAACCCTGATGGAATTATTGTAACAATTGCTGATTATGATGTTCTAAAAGGTCCTATTACTCGTGCAATCGCAAAGGGAATTCCTGTTGTTACAATCAACGCTGGAACTCGTGAGCAATCTGAAATGCTAGGAGCATTAGCACACATTGGTCAACCGGAGTATGATGCGGGGTTTGGTGCGGGTAAAAGAGCGAAGGCTGCTGGAGCCACTAAGTTTTTATGTGTTAATCATTTTTTTACCCATCCAGTTTCGGTTGATCGCTGTCAGGGTTATGCTGACGCACTTGGTGTAGATCTAGGTAATCAAATGATTGACTCTGGACAAGATCCAACAGAGATAAAAAATAAAGTGATGGCTCATCTGAGATCACATCCTGATACAGATGCCATTCTTACTTTAGGTCCAACTTCTGCTCACCCAACTCTTTCAGCTTTAGATGATATGGGGCGTTCAGGTGATATCTATTTTGGAACTTTTGACATGTCAGGTGAAATTGCTGCTGCTGTTAAGGCAGACGTAATTTCATTTGCTATTGATCAACAGCCATACCTACAAGGTTACCTACCAGTCGTTTTCTTGACCAACCTGTCAAGATATGGTGTGTGGCCTTCTGGTGCAATTAACTCTGGACCCGGATTTATAACTAAGAGTAATATTAGCTTAGTTGAGAAATATGCAGGTGTATATCGTTAATAAGTAGAATTAATTATACTATAATTCTACTTATTAATTCCGGAAATTAAAATTTCCTAAATGAAATTATTTTCTTAGAGTATAATATATGAAAAAAGAAAATAAAATAATCGCCGGATTAGCCGCAGCCCTATTAGGAAAAACAATTTTAAATAATCGCCCTGAAGTATACACTAAATCTACTAAATATTCTAACTCTTTAACAAATGTGAGTAAAAAATCGGCAGCAAAAGGTATATCTACCCTTTCAGATATACAAGCTAAAGGATATGTAAGTTGTGGTGTATCTACTGGCTTGGCTGGATTTTCTAGTGCTGATTCTTCAGGAACTTGGACTGGAATAGACGTAGATGTATGCCGGGCGGTTGCGGCCGCCACGTTAGGAGATGCTAAAAAAGTGAAATTTGTACCATTAACAGCTAGGGAAAGATTTACAGCACTTCAGTCGGGAGAGATAGATATGTTATCTAGAAACACTACATGGACAATTACACGTGACGCAAGTTTAGGTCTTAACTTTGCAGGTGTTAACTACTATGATGGACAAGGCTTTTTGGTTAAGTCATCCCTCGGTGTTTCCAGTGCGATGGAATTAGGTGGAGCTGCTATTTGTATTCAAGCAGGTACTACTACTGAATTAAACCTAGCTGACTGGGGTAAAGCAAACGGTATCGAGTACAACTCAGTTGTTTCTGATACGAATGCCCAAACTCTAACTAACTACGACGCTGGACGTTGTGACGTTCTAACAACTGACGCATCAGGTCTATATTCAATGCGTGCAGGTGCTAACGATCCTTCAGAGCATGTTGTACTTCCAGAAATCATTTCTAAAGAGCCTTTAGGCCCAGTTGTTCGCCAAGGTGACGACCAGTGGTTTAACATAGTAAGATGGTCTCTTAACGCTATGATTACTGCTGAAGAAATAGGTGTTACTAGTGCAACTGTTGATATGGTTTCTAATAATCCAGAGCGTGAGCGCTTAATGGGTCGTTCAGGTTCCACTCATGAATATGTAGGTCTGACTCCTGACTGGACTTACCAGATCATCAAGCAAGTAGGTAACTATAGTGAAAGCTTCGAACGCAATATAGGTGTTAATACACCAATAGGTATCGCTCGTGGTGTTAACGCACTATGGTCGCAAGGCGGCATTCTCTATTCACCTCCATTTCGATAAGTTATTACTAAAATAATAATATTAAAATTAAAATAATATTATTTTTTATTAATATGAAATAAGAAACTAAAATAATTATTAGTATTAGCTTTAGAAAAGTCTGTATTAAATAATAAATCAAACCTAAATCTGTCGAGATTTTTATAATGTGTAAATATTTTATAGTAAATATTTTATAGTAAATAATCTACTATAAAATTATTATAATTTAAATAATTTTATATGTTCGTATAATATAAAAATTTGAATATAATTCATATATTATATATAAAATAATAATGATGGAAACAGAAACTGCCAATTTACCAGTAGAATCTCTTATTAAAGTAAGCATATTGGATGATGAGCCCTATCATACAGAGTTTACTTTTAAAGAAGTGATTAAAAATATAAAAAATGGTAATATTAATCCAGAAGGACCTATTATAGAAACTCCTGCCAATATGAAAATTAATTTAAAATATCACCAGAAACGTTTATTATATGAAATGTTAGAAAAAGAAAATATAACATATAGAGTATCTTCAGGAATAAATTTATTCTGTTTAGGTGATAAGGTTGGATCAGGTAAATCTATCGATATATTAGCATTAATATCTCATTCCCCATTAGTTAATAATACTATTAGTAATAAGTTAAAATATAAAGTTACTAAATATTCATCATTTAAAGGACTTGTTTTAGAACCTACTATAGAATTTAAAACAAATTTAATTGTTATACCTCATGGGATTTATAATCAGTGGATAACTTACGTTAAAACAACCACATCACTAAGTTATTATGGCATATCTACCAATAAAGATATCAGTAAATTTTCATTTCAAAATTTAGAAGCTGGTAACTATAATACTATAATAGTTAAATCAACCAGATATAATGATTTTATGACAGCTATTTATAGTAAATATCCTCCCGGAATAAATTACTCAAAAAATATTGTAGAAAATAATATAGATAATTTACTTACAGATTTAAAAAGCACAATGTCTCCCTGTTGGAGTTCTTTAAAACTTAACAATTATGATGACTATTTTATAGATAATCTACAAATTCTTAAAACGAAATTAGAAGAAATTAGTATAGATTCTATAAAAGAAAATATAGTAAAATTCGGAAAATATAAACTATCGACAGGCGTTCACTATAAAGGACCTACATTCCAAAGAGTTATAATGGACGAAGCAAATTCTATTAAAATACCTAGATGTAAATATGCGTATGGTAAAATAAATTGGTTAATAACATCTTCTATAGAAGATTTGTTAGAACCATACGGTAAAAAAGATTATTATGCTGGAAAAGTTATTATTAATGGAGTTAAAGGTTCTGGTTTTATTAAAGATAGTTTAACAGCCAATTATGGTAAAAATTATAGTAACTTTATTCAAGATATTTATCTTAAAAATAAAGATTTATTTGTAAAAAATTCATTTAATTTACCCGAACCTATAGAATATAAAATTAGTTGTTACACGCCACCTGAATTAAAAGCTTTACAAGGTGTTGCTCTTCCAGAAGTAATTAACGCATTAAATGCTGGGGATTTAACATCTGCTATTCATCAAGTTGGATGTAATATTTCATCCGAAAAAAATATTGTAGATGCTGTATTGCATACATTAAATACTGAATTTAATAATAAATCATTACTACTAAAAGAAAAAAAACAGCTTTTGGATACAGTTGTAAATGAATTGGCAACTTTAAAAATTAAAAGAAAAGAAATTAAAGATTCGATTAAATCAACAGAAGAAGAGTTGCTGAGTAAAGATGGTCCACCTAATACATTAGATGATTTAATTGCATATAAAGCCACAAAATCGGAGGAACTGAACGGAAATACATCAATATATGACTCAAAACAATCTACCAAAAGTAGTTTAATAAAATCTATAAAAGTATTTGAAGAACAATATGATACTATTAAATTTAAACTAGATTCATTAAAATCGAGAATAACAAATATATCAGATAAAGATTGTCCAATTTGCAGTCAAAAAATAACATCTCCGTGTCTTACACCTTGTTGTAAAAATGTTTTCTGTTTAACTTGTATGGCACAAGCAATACATTATAGTCCATCCAACGAATGTCCATTATGTCGTACTAAAAATTTAACATTGAGCAAATTAACCGCTATAACTTCTGAAGTTATAGATACGAATGAATCTAAATTACCAACTAAATTGGAATCATTAATAGATTTAATCATTAAAAGTCCATCCGGAAGATTTTTAGTATTTTCAGAATATGAAAATTCATTTAATGAAATTAGTAGTGAATTAACAAATAAAAATATTACATACAGTAAATTATCTGGTTCATCTGGAAGAATAACTAATATTATTGAAAATTATACTAACAATAAAATAAAAGTATTATTATTAAATGCTAAACATTATGGTTCTGGACTTAATTTACAAATGACAAGTGATATTGTTATTTACCACCGAATGACAAATGATTTAGAAAAACAAATTATAGGAAGAGGTCAACGTATGGGACGAACAAGTCCGCTAAATATTCAATATTTATGTTACGATAATGAATTATTATGATATAGAACACCATCCATTGGATGACTTATTTATTTCTGATTCTATTATACTATCTGGAGATTTATGGTGTAGGGGTAAAGTAGTCTGTTCTTTATCTATAGGTTCGTGTAATAAAATAACCTCTTCCTCATTTATAGTTTCTAATGTATCTAATGTTTTTTTAAAATTCTGTTTAATAATATATCTATTTTTTATACTTAATACAGTATTATTTAATTTAGTAGTAGTATCCAATTTATCTAACGATTGTTTAAAATTAAGTTTGGTAGTATAGTCCTCTTGTTTTTTTGTAACTATATTATTTAATTTAGTAGTAGTATCCAATTTATCTAACGATTCTTTAAAATTAAGTTTGGTAGTATAGTCCTCTTGTTTTTTTGTAACTATATTATTTAATTTAGTAGTAGTATCCAATTTATCTAACGATTCTTTAAAATTAAGTTTGGTAGTATAGTCCTCTTGTTTTTTTGTAACTATATTATTTAATTTAGTAATAGTATCCAATTTATCTAACGATTCTTTA